AGATACCATTGCGGAAAAGGAAAAACGGCTCAAGATAGTCACTGACCTTATAAAACAGCATTGCATAAGCCAATTCAGAGATGGGGATAAAAAGGTTACTGTAGCCGGTGCGAAATACGAATGGATTGTAAGTCGTACCGAATCAACCGAAATCGATAAGGATGCTCTCAAGAAAGATGGTCTGCTTGAGAAGTATTCCAAACCTAAAGTGGGATACCGAATCACTCAAAATTTAATTAAAAAGGAGGTTAGATCATGAGTAAAGAGGTTGAATGGAGTAGCATTCACGGTAAAGGTGAAATTGTATGTATCTGTGACCAATGCTATGACGAGGAACGAATTGGGTTTGAGGACGGTTATCCGAACTTTAAGGCAGCTCAAGCTGAACTCAAGGGCATAGGTTGGGTGTCAAGAAAAATCGACAACGAGTGGTACGACTTCTGCTCTGAGCAATGTTACTACGATTACATCAAAGAAAATAAATAGGAGGTTAAACCATGAATGAAAAAACCATTTTTAAAGAAACCTGTGAAGATGTTGCTAAAGATTTATTCAAAATGTACGAATCTTTTGTGAAAGCAGGATTCAACAAAACTCAAGCTTTTTATCTTACATGTGAAATTTTAAAAGGAGGTTTAAAAAATGGCTAAGATTCCATTAAGTAAAGGCGGGTATACTCCAATTCCGGAAGGAGAACACATTTTCAAGGTGGTTAAGTCCACTTACGATGAGGATTTCGGCAAGCTCGAAGTGGAGCTTATTACCGCAAGCGGTCAAAGACATACCGAAAGATTCAATCTCATAGGTAACGATGGCGAAATCAACGAAAAGGCTCAAAACGCATTCAGTTTCTTCGCAAAGACAGCTCTCAATAACTATAATCTTGAGGAAATTGACCATGAGGACATCGTAGGCTGCTACATCAAATGTAAGGTTGAGCATGATGTTCTACCGAGCAGAAACGACCCCGCAAGAACAGTTACATTCTGTAGATTGACTTATATAGAATCGGCGTCCGGGTTTGAGAACGAAGAAGCCGAAACTCCTACACCTTCTGAAGCTAAATCAACTCCCGCAACAAAGAAGAATTCTAAGATAGACTTGGATGACCTGTTAGGATGAATGAAAGCCGTTTGCAGAAGGATTGCATTAAGTATCTCAGGTCAGAAGGAATCTACCATATCAATATTCATGGTGGCGGATGGGGTGCAAAAGGCGCTCCCGACATTATAGCTTGTATCAACGGTAAGTTTGTAGCATTCGAATTAAAGACCGGAGATAACGACATGCAACCAGACCAGCGGATTCACAGAAAACGCATTGTGACGAACGGGGGACGGCACTACTGCCCCCGCTCGTTGCAAGAGTTTATATCTATTGTGCGGGAGATGCAAGACGATAGAGATTAAAGATCGGTGTTATTGGAGGAATTACAATGAAAGTTGGGATCATAGACGCAGACATTATAGGGCGCAAAAAACACAGGTTCCCTAATTTAGCCTGTATGAAATTATCATCTTATTACAAGTCGAATGGCAACGATGTTGTCCTTTTGACGAATTACGATAGCCTTGATAAATACGACAAAGTGTTTATATCAAAGGTATTCACATCAACAGAAGTGCCAGAGGGGGTATTAAATAGAGATAATGTGGAGTATGGAGGAACGGGGTTTTTCTACGACAAAGCTCCCCCTCTGCCGCAAGAAATTGAGCACATAATGCCAGACTATCACTTGTATGACGAATGGGTCGCAGGTTGCATAAACAATGGTGCAAAATCAAGTGAATTTACATATTATACAGACTACTCAATAGGTTTTCTGACAAGAGGTTGTTTTCGTCAGTGCTCATTCTGCGTTAATAAAAATTACAAAAAATGTTCAAGACACAGTAGCGTCTATGAGTTTATGGACGAGAGTAGAAAGAAATTGTGTTTCTTAGACGACAACTTTTTTGCTTGTTCCGAGTGGCGAACAATTATTGCAGAAGTTAAGGCGACAGGCAAGAGGTTTCAATTCAAACAGGGATTAGATGAACGCCTTTTGACAGATGAAAAAATACATGAATTAGTTTCGTGGAAGTATGACGGCGATTACATATTTGCGTTTGACAACATTGACGACAAAGAAGTCATAGAGGGCAAGTTGAAAAGATTATACGAACTGTACCCTAACTTCAAAAGGCGACTCAAGTTTTATGTATTCTGCGGATATGACAGGGAGGATAAATATGGTGACGATTTTTGGGCAAAAGATATTGAGACAGTATTTATAAGAGCCTTAACATTGGCTAAATATTCTGCCCTGCCGTATGTGATGAGATATGAAAAATGCTACACAAGTCCCTATGCTGGCATGTACTCTGTCTTAAGCGGTTGGTGCAATCAGCCTGATATGTTTAAAAAGTTTTCATTTAGGATGTTTGCAATTTGCAGAGGAATGAAAAATGAAGGCTACCAAAAATACAAAAGAGATTATCAGAGTTATCTCACAAACGGTGGAAAAAAGTATAGTTCATGGCGGTACATGGAAGAGTTTGAGAAGAAATACCCCGAAATAGCGGCTAAGTATTTCGACATTGTTCCAGATGAAATTGCAGAGTATGGAACATAAACCAATGTTGAAGCGAAGAAATATAACATGTCATTATGGAGGTGCAAGACGATGGAGCTTGAAGATTCCGGTGCTCGTAGGGAGTTCGAGTCCGGTGCTGTTAGAGATATAGCAGAAGGTAAAGGAAGATGTGACTTACTTCCTCTTGGAGTTATCGGAGAAATACTCGAAGATAACATATTAACATTGATTGAGCAATACATACGCACAGGAAACAAAAACACATTAATATCGGCGTTATTAACCTTTGCGACTAAATATACCAAAGGCGGTTGGTACGACCTGTTTCTCGATGTGGCAAAGCAGTACGAAGATGGTGCTAAAAAGTACAACGACCGTAATTGGGAAAAGGGCATCCCTCTTCACTGTTATATCGATAGCGGAGTCAGACATTATCTCAAATTCAAGCGAGGAGATGATGACGAACCGCATGGTAGAGCCTTTGTATGGAACATACTTGGAGCATTATGGACACAAGAAAACAAACCAGAGATGATTGATTTGCCTTTCAAGGAGGTTGAAGAATGAACGGTTATTATTGTTTAAACTGCGGTGAAAAATTAAAACAACTTAGCATGAATCTAAATACCGATAAATACGAATGTCCAAAGTGTTGTACAACATGGTATAGGGTAAGACATATCATCATTGAGTGGGTGGAAAAAAAGGAAGGCGAGGTTGAATAATGTGAGTGCAATAAGCGGATTTTGTGAGAAGTGTAATAAGTTTAGGAAACGGCGTTGTGACGGAAATAGAAATACCTGCATGTCTATACTGTTTGACACCATCGAAGCGCAGCGGCAGGAGAATGAGCAATTAAAAGAGCAAATAAATACGGCAAAAATCGGATGGGATACATACAAAACCTACTCGGAGCAGTTGGAGCAACAGACAGTAGAATTAAATAAGATAATCGAAACCCAGCGACAGGAGATCGAGAAGCTTAAAGCCACCCTTACCGATTGGAAATACAATGCAAAATGTGACGCTGACCATATAGCCGCCCTCACCGCCTAAAGGGGGTGAAAAATTGCAATACATCATTCTAAATAGCGATAAAACTCCCGCTGAGAAATTAACAGACGGCGGTCACGCATTACACGAAGTGGAAGGGTTCGACAACTTAGGTGTACTCATCCCCCCTCCTTATATCGTTTTGGATTTCGACACGACTTCGGATGCTGAAATCATGCTGAACATTGTCAAGGGCTTGAAAATAAAATGCCTTGTCATGAAAACAACGAGAGGTTATCATTTTTGGTTCAAGAGCAAGGAACCGTGGAAAAATTTCAAAAAGACCCGCCTTGCTATCGGCATCTATGCGGATTGTCGTTCGTATGGAAAGCTCTCTTACACTGTAGTCAAGAAAGACGGAGAGTGGCGTGAATGGATTCAGACATTCCCGGCTGATGAGATTGAAGAAGTTCCGTATTGGCTCCGTCCCCTCTCATTCAGTAAGTATAACTTTAAGGGGATGAAAAGCGGTGATGGTAGAAATCAAGACCTCTTCGAATACATCCTCGTGATGCAAAATAAGGGCTATACGAAGGAGCAGATTACAAAAACAATCACTATAATCAACAACTATGTGTTCGCAGAGCCGTTGCCGGAATCTGAGCTTAATACTATTCTCCGAGATGAAGCATTCAAGCCAGAGGAGGAAATCGCAGCCACTTCAAGTTCTGTCTACTTCGATGAAAATGGGAAGTTCAAACACAATCTCTTTGCCGAAGCGCTTGTGAAGAACATGAACATCATCACAGTAAATGAAACGCCCTACATATACAAGGACGGTTATTACCAAAAGGCAGAGCGTTTTATCGACAAAAAGATGGTGGAACTCTACCCGACCATTCGCAGGGCGCAAAGAGCGGAGGTTCTGGACTACATAAAAATTCTAACTCACATGAGGTCAGAGGACATTCCGAAGCAAGAGTACATCATAAATCTTAAAAACACTCGACTTGACCTACGCACCGGCAAGACTCTCCCCTTCGACCCATCGGTTATTGACTTTTGCCGTGTGCCGGTTATTTATGACCCGAGCGCATATTGTGCTGACCTCGATAAAACATTAAACAAAGTATTCAAGCACGATCGGCAAGTCATTGACCTATTTGAAGAGATGGTTGGATATTTGCTGATTAAGAATTGTCGTTTCCGCAAAGGGTTCCTCTTCTATGGGAGCGGGAGTAATGGTAAATCGACCATCCTCAATCTGCTTAAGAAATTCATCGGTGAGGAAAACTGCTCAACTATTGAACTGGAAAAATTATCCGACCGCTTCAAAACGGCAGAACTTGAAAACAAGCTCGTGAACATTGGGGATGACATCAACCGCCGGGACATCATCGACACCGGAACAATCAAGAAACTCTTTACCGGTGAGAGCGTGACCGTTGAACGCAAGGGTCAAGACCCCTTCACTCTTAAGAATTACGCTAAGATGATTTTCTCCTGCAACGAAATCCCACGCATCGCCGACAAGACCTATGGTATGTACTCACGACTCATGCTAATACCATTCACAGCAAAGTTCAGCCCATCGGATGAGGACTTTGACCCATTCATTGAAGATAAAATAACAACGGATGAAGCCCTCTCCTATCTCCTTAATATCGGACTGAGAGGACTCAGACGGCTTCTACGCAACAACGACTTTACTCAACCAAAGGTAGTCACCGAAGCTCTTGAGAACTATAAAGTGGACAACTCCACCGTTCTCACATGGATTGAGGAAGAAGGTATTACTACCAAGCAGCTTTTGAGTGATACGACTGATAAACTCTTCTCCGATTTCAAGGACTGGTGCGCCCGCAGCGACATCAAGTTCGGAACATCGATTCGTACCTTCCATAAGGAGATTGAGGACAAGTACGGCTATGAAAGAATACGAGTCCGAAATACAGAGACAGGAGGTAAGCACAAATGGAAATTTGTTGTTAAATTGGACTAAGTATTTTGTTGCAGAAACTGTTGCAGAAACTGTTGCAGAAGTGTTGCAGAAACTGTTGCAGAAAGAAAAAAACTTCGTGCAACTTTTGAGGTGATTAAACGATTGTTGCATTTTCCTACTTTTGTTGACAAGAGTTTTTGCAACAATTGTTGCAGATAAAAAAGTTTCTGCAACAAAGTGGCAAGTTTCTGCAACACGAAAAAGTCAGCATTTACAAGGGTTTCACAGCTTTTGTTGCATTATCTATATATTATTGTCTAACTTAATGTAAAATTTTAGATGAGTATATATAAGTAGAATAAAAATAGGTAGGTAAAAAGATAAAAGAAGTGAGAGCAATTTTTTCTGCAACTTGCAACCGTTAATGACAGGGGGGATAAAAACATGGAAATAAGATTATCAGATAAAGATTTCGAAAACTTGATTTGCTCTCTCAGAAAAGGAGGATGTATAATGGCGAAACCTTTTTATGCGGATTATGTGAACCACATACTAAGATTTTACGCTCGAACCGTTCGATCGGGAGATGTTGAGAGATTGAAGTTTAAGAGCGAAATCGATAAATTAAATTGGCGGTCTGTCAACAGGGTGTTACATAACCTCCCGGAGCGAGATGAGGATATAATCATTGAGGTGTTCGGTCGTGGTGATACCCTTGCCGATAATATCTACGAAGTGAGCAAGGAGCTTGTTATAAATCAAGACATCATTTGGACTCTCGTGTCTAAGGTGACAAAAAAGATAGCAAAGGAAAGGGGTTTGATATAATGAGCAAGGAAAATTCAATTACCGAAAAAGGTGGAGAGGTTGTAAAGAAGCGTGGCCGAGGCGGTACTCATAACTTTCCTCAGATGATAGAAAGTCCAAAAGCTGATGATGTGAGAAGGATTGGTTTTACGATTCTGAAGTGGTATAACATGGAAAAAGCTGTGACAGATGAGGAAATAAGAGAAAGGTTGTATAAGTATTTTGTTGAAACATTAGAGAATGGAGAAATTCCGACTGTTGAGGAAATGAGTTTGGCGCTGGGATATGATAGAGGAACTATTTGGAGGTGGGAGACGGGGGCGGAGGGGTCAACCCCCGCAAGGCGCGACCTCATTAAAAAAGCGAAGGAATTTTTGGCCAGTTTTGACGCAAAATTGGTTCAAGAGAACAAGATAAACCCCACAACTTACATCTTCCGAGCAAAGAATTATTTTGGCTTACGGGATACGCAAGAATATGTCCTTACGCCAAACAATCCGCTCGGTGATACAAAAGACCCGGCTGAGATTCAGCAGCGACTATTGGAGGGAATTGCTGAGGAGGACTAACGACCATGTAACTTTTATGTAACTTTTAAGCGTTTATATGTAACTTTCGTCCGCATTTCTATGTAACTTTCGTCCGCAAACCTATGTAACTTTCGTCCGCAAACCTATGTAACTTTCGTCCGCAAACCTATGTAA